AATGAACAATATGCAAACGTTGCAACCAATAAACTTCAGGTTGTAACGTCAGGCAGTGATACTGTGATTGTAGATAATATAGGATCATTCAGTACAACTACCGGTGTTCTTAGCATTGTTGCATTTAAACCAACAGCACTACAAGGTGGATCAACATTTATTAAAATATCTGTAGTACCAGCAAATCAAAGTGCTATTGTTCCGGAAAGAAATAATATTATTAATTACGATGCAGATGCAAGTAATATATCTGCAGTAGCTACAGAAGCTGATTATTAAAAATGGTAGATAAAACACTTTCAGATATAGGTAGACGCGAACTAGATTTCACCGGAAATCAGATAGCAGAAGCATTACCAGAATGGTTTAGAGAAGATAATCCTAAACTTATTACACTATTTGATAAGTACTATGAGAATCTAGATAGTGATGGAAACTTTGGTCATCAGCTACATACGATTCCTACATTAAGAGATATATCACAAACCGCTAAATCAAATATTACATTTATAGAAGATGAACTTTTACTTGGTCAAAACTATGTTGAAGGTATTTTAGATACTAGAACTGGTGCAGAACTTTCTAATAACTTCTATCGTTCAAAGGGTACAAAGTTTGGTATCGAACGTTTCTTTAAAATGTTCTTTAATGAAGTACCAGAAGTAATATACGGTAAAGATCTTGTAATGAAAGTAGGTGATACTATTGGTCCTGAAACTGGATTAAGAATTACTGATCCTACAATATATCAATTCTGGGGAATACTTATTAAATCAGGTCTTGGTTCGTCTGATTGGTTAGAACTATATAAACTATTTGCACATCCTGCAGGAATGTACGTAGGAGCCGAAGTTACAATATCAACAGCAAATGCTGATATTAGTTTTGATACTATGCCAATTAGTGTAGATGAAACAGCAGCTGCTCCGCAATTCGTAAGTTCTGCATCAGCTTCACCATTTGCACGTCAAGATCTTTCTGGTATTATTGGTGTTACGAAGAAACCATACGATTCAGATGGCTCAACTCCAGGTGGAGCATATCGTGTTGACTTTAATAGAGTATTCAATAGATCGTTTACAGATTCTGCTGGATCTCCGCTTGTCGATTTAGTTGCACCATTTGGTACAATTGTTGATTACGGTGCAGTTACTGCAAGTGCTACTCTTACACTCGATAAAGGTGTGGTCACTGCAGTTACAACAATAGATTCAGATTACGGTGCATTCAGCGTCAATCAATTCGGAACTCTTGGTTATATCGAAAATACATACGGAGATCTCGTTAGCGCTGCTAGAATGACTTCTGCTACATTTGATCATGATTCAGATGCAGTGGTTGGTGGCAATAAACTCTTCTCTAATACAGATATTAGATTTGATGCTGATGAATTTAAATATTATACAGATTCAGCATAAAAAAAGATATAAATACATACAAATCGAAGGTTAGAAAATGGCAAGACAAACAATAAATACAGGTTCAGCAGCAAACGATAATACCGGCGATACTATGCGTAATGCTGGTACTAAGATTAATGCCAATTTTACCGAAATTTATAACATCCTTGGTGGAGATAGTGTTACACCAACTACTAAAATGTCATTTGGTACTAGTACTATTATTGCTGAAGGCGCAACTGATGATGCACATGAAACTAGTTTAGCATTTACAGATCCAACAGCTGACAGAACTATTACGTTTCCAGATGCATCAGGAACTGTACAGCTTACAGGAGCGTCATTTAGTTTATCTGCTCCGGTTCTTGAAGGCAGTGCAAGTTCAGCTGGTAGTATTTTATTTAAAGAAGATACAGATAACGGAACAAATGCTGTAACATTAATTGGACCAGCTGCAACTGGAGATGTAACTCTTACATTGCCTTCTGCTACAGATACTCTAATAGGTAAAGCTACAACCGATACTCTTACTAACAAAACTTTAACAAGTGCAGTACTTACTACACCTAAATTTGCAGATGCAGGTTTTATTGCTGACGCAAATGGTAATGAACAAATTTTATTACAAACTACGGCTTCTGCAGTTAACCATGTTGAATTTACAAACGCTGCAACTGGTAGTGGTCCTTCACTTAATGCAGTTGGTAGTGATACAAATGTTCCAATGTTCTTTGCAGCAAAAGGAACAGGTTCAGTTGTTTTAAATAGTAAATATTCTTTAAACACCGAAACTCTTACTGGTACAACAGTTGCTGCTTCTGCAGTTATTCCATTGACAGTTCATAATAGTGGATCTGCAGTTGCGGCTTCACTTATTAATGGTACAATTGCTGGTCAAATTAAAAAGTTTGTTAATATCGGTGCAGGTGCAGTAACACTTACTCCTGCTACATATGCTCAAGGAACTACAATCGTTTTAGCTCAGCATGATAATGCCGAACTCTTATGGACTGGTTCTACTTGGTATGACTTAGGTCAACAAACTTTACGTGATGGTGCTACTTTTAAAATTGCTACACAGACAAGTGGTTTAGCAACAACTATCGGACACACAACATCTGAAACAACTGTAGGTGATAATCTTACAGTGACAGGTAACCTTACAGTATCAGGTACAACTACTACTGTTAACACTCAAACAATCAATGCACAAAATGCATTAGTATTTGAAGGTGCTACAGCTGATGCACATGAAACAACTTTATCAATTGTTGATCCGACCGGCGATAGAACAATTAATCTTCCGAACCAATCAGGTACATTGCCATTATTAGCCGCAGTAAGTGCTACAGCAATTACATCAACACCAGAAGAATTAAATATATTAGATGGAGCTACAGTAGTTGTAGGAGAAATTAATGCTTTAGATTTAGGTGCAACAGCAGTCGGTACAGCTATTGCTTCAAAAGCAGTTATATTAGATGCTAATAAAGATTATACAGGTATAAGAAATCTTACTATTACTGGTGAACTTGATGCAGCTACACTAGATATTAGTGGTGCAATCGATGTTGCTGGTAATTCAGTTTTAGCATCTGTTGATGTAACTGGAGTTGCAACAGCTGCAACTTTTGAACCAGATGGAGACACAGCTGCGGGCGATAATGCTGCAATAGGTTATACTTCAGTACTCGGTTTAATCTTAACTGGTCAAGGTTCAACTAACGATGTAACAATTGTCAATGATGCTGATGCCACTGTTATGGGAGTTGCAACCGGAACTACAACAGCTAACTTTGCAGGACAAGTAACCGGTACTGGATTCACAGGAACACTAGACGGTATATTAGGTAGTGGTGCGGCTGCAGCTGCAACTGTTACGACTCTTAATACAAGTGGCGCTGTTAACTTAAACCTCGTTACTGACTCAACAAGCTCAACTTCAGGTGCACTGATTGTTGATGGTGGCGTTGGTATTGCGAAGAAGTTATTTGTAGGTACAGACTTAGATGTTGATGGTACAACAAATTTAGACGCCGTTGATATAGACGGCGCTGTTCAGATAGACGCAACTTTAAGTGTTGGTGTTGATGATACAGGATATGATGTAAAATTATTCGGAGATACAGCGAGTGCCTTCATGTTATGGGATGCCTCGGCCGATGATCTAATATTAAGTGGTGCCGCGGGTCTTATTGTTCCTGATGGTCAGTTAACTCTCGGTTCAACTGCAGTGGCTTCAACTGCAGCAGAATTAAATATATTAGATGATGCGACTCTTACAACTGCAGAATTAAACATACTAGATGCAAGTGCTGGTAATACAGCATTAGCTACTGATGTAGCAAGTAGCGCAGGAGCCGGTACATCTAATAACTTTAAAATTAAACATACTCTTACTTTAGCAGGTACATTAGCTGATGATGCTACACATGCTGATGTTGTAATAACAAACGATAAAGTACTTGCTTCTTCAGTAGTTATGGCTAGTTGTAGTCTTAATGTTGATGTGCGTATACATACAGTAGTTGCAGGATCATTTAAAGTGAGCGTTACAAATAAATCAGGTGGTACACTAGCAGATGATTCTACTATGATTTTAAATTACAGGGTACTCTAAGGAATTAAAAAATGGCAGCAATAATTACAGCAGAAATGAAAAAAAGATTCATCGATGAATTTAAAGCTGATGCAGATTCTGCTTCAGTTCGTTATTATATTGGTATATCTAGAAGTGAAGATTGGAATGACTCTGATACTGCTCCAACTCCGGTGAATACAGAAAGAGAACAACGTTTATTTAGACATGGTTTACAAAGTGTAAAGAAGGTTTCAGACTATTCATTTGTAATTCCACGTGTTAATTGGACTTCCGGTACAATTTATGCTGCATATAATGATGCGGTAGAAGCTCACCCAACTGTTCCTTACTATGCAATGGATGCATCAAATCAAGTTTATGTATGTTTGCGACAAGGTATAAATGCAGCTGGTGTAGCTCAGCCGTCTACAGTAGCTCCGAGTGGTACAGGAAATTCTTCATTTACAACTGCTGATGGTTATGCATGGAAATTCTTATATACAGTCGGAACAC